GGTTTCCGATACCCTCGGAAAAGGGGGGGAGTTGAACCCACGCGACCTCTGTGTGCTAGAGGCTATGACACCGGTCATATTTAAGCGGGTTGCTTAGGGCAACCAATCCCCGAACTACGGACGGATCCTATGAAGCTGGATCGAGCTCAGGAAGATGTTAGGAGGGGCTGAACAAGGATGGAGGAAAGTCGAAGCTTTCCGCGAATGAGGAGAGAAGCAGATGGAATGGATTGAGTCTCAGGGGGAGCAGGAGAGAAAGCGAGAAGCCTTGGAGAATCAAGGTACAGGACGCTATCTTTGATGATGGGATTGACAGAATCAAGACGGAGAGGAAAAGAAATGATTTGGTTGGAAGTTATGGGACCGCCGACTGTAAATCGGTTGCCGCCATAGGTTTGAAGGATGGTTTTGGGTGAAGCGGAAGAGTTTGAAGGGACCCAAATAAGATCGCAGTGAACGGGATTCTTAGAAGAGGTGGAGTTAGGAAAGAGAACCGCTTCGCATTCAACGATGGAGGCCATGCGATAAATGGAAGTGAGTTGAGCAAGGGTTGGATCGGAGGAAAGGGTGATCTGAGCAGAGACCTCAGAAACACCAAGGTCTGAAACAGAAACTTGGAAAGGAACGACCATGCTAGGGGATTGTTGTCCTGGGTTTGGAGACAGATGAGTCCCAGGAGCAGAGATGGAGGGTTGGCGCACTTTAATTGGTTGAGAGTCTTCCATGATTGAAAGAGGTAAGCAATTCAGACTCTAGGTACTGGACGCGAGGGTCCTGATGGTAGCTGGGGAGCTTGGAGGAAGAGATGAGCATGTCTCGAATCTTGGTAGGAAGATCAGAGAAAAGAACTTTGCTGACCCAGCGAGATGTGGAGGCCAATTTAGAGAAGAAAGAAGGGGGGATGGGCTCGAAGGAAAGAATGAGTTTTTGAGAGGCAGTGCACTTTCTGCAGAACAAATCCCAGCAAGCCGAGTAGTACTTGAGGAGATGATCAGGGAAGAGCAAGCGAACCACGTCGCCAAGTCTGTGGCCAATTGAAAACTCATAGAGGTATGAGGGGAGGGTTTCGAAGAGATTGCCCTTGTCGTACGATATCATCAATTTGGCGAAAAGGGCAAAGGGGTTGCGGCAGCAGCCGGTTGGGCCAACGTAGTAACCGCAAAACAGAGGAAGAGAGGTTTCCTCAGTCTTGAAGCGGAGATGGAGAAGTTTTTCAACAGCTGGCCAATTTGGATTGATGGGGGGGTGGCCGCAAATCACGGAGTCATCACCAGAAACCATGATTGGGTGATCAGAAATGACATACTGAGAAAAGATGACTGCAAGGTTGTAGTCAGTATTGTCATCATAGGTCCCTGGTTCGCCAGTTAAGCGCATGCAAGTGAGGGGACCGAACTGAGTGGAGACGTTGGTTTTGAGATAGATGTGGAGGTCAATGAGATGACGAGGAATACCCACGCGATGCATTTTCAAAGATTCAAAGATCACGGCTTCCCCGTGCTGACTTTGATCAAATGAAGTGTAGTCATTGCAGATGTAAGCATCGCCTTTGAGGAAAGAATGGCTCCAAGCACTGAGTTCTGAAGGAGTCTTTCCACAGTGGGTGTAGATGAAGTTGGGTCTGTCATAATGATCTATGATTCTTTGGTATTTTTTGACAGGCCCAAGAGTGAGGATGACGAAATCATGCATCAGAGCTAGAGTCTGGCATGCTTTCCAAGAACCAAATATACTACCGTCGTTCACTTTATGTTGGGACTTAGCGAATATGCGGACGACGGTGTATCTCCAGTCTGGATCAGACCTGGAGGCATTGGAGACAATGGTAGCTTGAGTTTTGGAAGAAAGTTGGGCGTACTCATTGAGGCAAATGCATTCGGCAAAAAGTGCAGGGTTGAAAGGAATGGTGGAATTGGGACAACGCCCAAAGGCCTTGCACCAGTTGGTGTAAAGAAGGTGGCCGAGGATGAGGTCGTTGGGGGTGAAAGCATAGGGTGAAGAAGAGGCTCTGAACCGGAGTCTCTTGGAGATGGAAAAAATGAGAAGAGTGGGGTCAGAAGCAGGCTTGTGGCTGGCGGCGAGAAGAGAAGAAGGCTGACAAGAGAGGGTGTAGGGTTGATCCAAATAAGGAAATTGCTGACTGGTTTGATCACCAACAGTAACTTCTTTCAAATCCGGATCGTGAGCAGGGAGGAAGTGAGCGGCCAGTTCTTCAAAACTCTCACCCAGGAAAGCATGGGTGAAAGGTACTTCAGAGTTGGAAGTGGAAGAAGTGGACACAGTTGAGGGATTGCAGCTTTCGAGATCGAAGTGCAGGGGAAGGCGAGTTGGAGGGAGGTGAAGAGTGGTCAGTCTTCGCTCAGGGGCGTTGGAAGCAACGATTCCGTGAGCCAGGATCACATCTTTGGAATGAGAAGTTGGAATGTGAGGGGGAAGGTGGAGACGGTGAGGCCACTTGTTGGAAGGGGGCACATGGAGAGATGGGGTGTGACCTGCGACGAGGCGGTGGCGGCGGGAGCGGATTGGTTCGTGGATGAGAGGGAGAGTGTGGAAGAGAGGGAAAGCACTCATCATGTCAACAGGAAGACCCGTGAGGGCACAAGAGAACATGTAAGAGGTCCCAGCGGAGCCAGAAGCCGTGTACATGCTACCAATAAAGTAGATGCCGGACCTGGACCGAGTGAGAGCAACGAGTGCAGTTTGTGGAGTGATAAGAAGGGAGTGGCGGTCAAGAAGGACAGTGACGGGGTCAGAGTAGGTCATGCCTTGAGAGCTGGAAATGGTGAGGGCGTGGTGGCCTAAGCTCTGCATGGTGTTAGCAGTTGCTATGCTGTTCACCAAGTTTGGAAGGTTGGGGGGATGAGAGAGAACAGCGCGGATGAATCCTTCGTTGGAATTGAAGGTTTTCACGCCAAATAAATCGGCAACTGCTTTAGGACAACGATAGGTCCACCAGCAGTAGCAGTCGATGTATTTGGAGAGTCTAGTTGTTTCGGACTCAAGCCGGCTGTTGGAGGAGGAAGGGTGTGAGGAATGGTACTCTCCTTGAAGGGGATCACCAAGCATGATGACAAGCTGGATGGAAGGGTCAGCAAGGAGGATGAGGTCGAGGTAGCCACGAGGGAGTTTGTAAATTTCATCAACAACGAGAATGTTGGATGATTTGAAGAGAGCAGTCTCCCAAGTGCAGAGGCGCCAAACTTCGGACTCTGGAAGGTTCAGATCACGCTTCCATTCTGACCGAAGTTCATTAGTTGGGACGGAGAGACGAAAGTGGCGGAAGGCGGGAGTTTGGAGCAGCTTTTGGATTGGATGGGATTTTCCACAGCCGGGGAAGCCAGCAATGTGGATAACATCGCATTTGCGAGGGAAGGAGACGTCGATGGTGGCATCAAGTTCCAAGAGTTTCATCTTGGGGGACTTGTTAGAAGGGCCAGAAAGTTGGGAGGTGATGCCATCAAAACCGTTTTTCATGTTCGAAATAAGGTTTTTAGCATGGGGAACAGAAATGGTGTGTTGATGAGCATCCCAGAAAGGAAGGAAAGCATCATTGTACTTGAAACGAAGGGCGGCTCGAACAAGATTGGATTTGGAGGGGTTGGAGCCAGGAGCGGCGGCAGCAAGTTTGATGAAAGCTTTAAAGTGTTTGGGGGGGCCATCGATGTAGGAAATCTGGATGACTGTGGAAGCTTTCTTGATGCCATAGGGGATTGTGGAATGTGAGGTGTGAATGATGCATTCGAAGTGAAGACGATAGCTTAAGCAGGTCAAATGATCGGTGCTCAAGCCAAAGTTTTCAACTTCGGAATTGGTTAGAAGGGAGTCAGGGAGCATGTCGCAAAGAAATTCCCAAAGTTGGTGTTCAGTGTATGAGAGTTGGGAAGCAACAGCTGTGAGAAGGCAGTGTTTTTGGGGGAAGGGGGCTGAGGACCTGGGATGACCTCGGAGGCGAGTTGGAAAACTGCCATTGGACATGTGGTACTCAGCTGGGAAGATGGTTTCAAATTCAACTACCGGACCTGTGCAAGACATGTCAGATAGCAGATCTGAAGAGGGAAAGGGAGGTTTTGGATTAGTGGAGTTCTGGAGGGGGGATGGAACAGGAAGAGGAAGTTGGTTTAGAGCTCCACATTCGTTGATAGATCTTTGATGTTGAGGAGCTTCAGCCAGGACTTCGAACGACTCGGGGATCGGAGAAGGTGATTCGAGAGGGGCGGAGGAAGGAGAGGGCTTGTGTGAGGAAGCATTAAGAGAAGAAAGAAAAGTTGAAATGATTTCCTCCCAAGGCTGAGGCTGAGGAGGTTGGGTTGGAGGGACCAAAGCTGGAGCAGGAGGCGAAGGAGTCTCCTGAGCAGGCAGAGGAGGGGGAACTCGGAAGATGGGAGGAGGGAGGGCTATCTCCTCTGAGGGACTCGGAGGAGTGAGACTGAGGGGAAGAAAGGGGGAAGGAGATTGGACATGGAATGTCTCCAATGACCAGGAAAGATTGAAGGGAGAAGGATGGAGATGAGCATTGTACCCATCGTGTAGAGATTGGAGGGAGAGAGGACTGATGGTCTTCAGGAAAACTGACAGAGCTGCTGGGAGAGCTGAAATGAGAGCAGTAATTTTCCATGAGGGCCATTTGACAGTGCTGAGGGAGGTTTTTAGGGAGAAAGCGGAGCGCTTCCTCAGGATGCCCATGGTTTGAAGTTGTTGGGCTACAGGTGGGGGGAGACGAGGCACGAGACCACAACTTTCGAGGTAAGAGATGGCTGGGTGCAACATTGATGGGAAAGCTTCCAAAATGAATTGGCCGCTTGGGCCGATCATGGTGAAGAACAGAATTTGGAAGTGAGACACGCTTGGAATGGGGAAGCCGAGCGTGGTGAGTTTGACGAGAGGGGGAATGAGGCCGAGGAAGGGAAGGGCCTTTATGACCAGACTGTTGATGTGTTGGGACATGAACAGTTGGAACTTTTTGAGGGGAGAGAGGAAGAAGTCGAAGAGAACGACGGGTCGGACGGGGGCGTTCAAAAGAGCGTAGGTTTGGAGATTGTCCCAAGCTCTTGAAGTGACCCATGAGTATTGGGGTTTGTTGGAGTGAGTTCGAACGAACCCGGCAGGATCTGAGGTCCTGAGAGTTCGAACGGCTCTTGTGTAGGTGAACAGAGCATCGTACACCTCGGTTGGAACGAGGCGATGACGAAGAGGTTGATGAAGGAAGGTGGCCTCGGGAAGAGGGAGGCAGTTTGGGATGTGGAAGGATACCTGCTGTTTTTCGGATGACGGCAGGTGAGGGAGACCTCTTGTTATGAGGAGGGAGTGGACAGGGCCCCAAGATTCCAGCTTGGAGACTGAGAGGTTTAGATGAGGGGAGTGGATGCTGTTGAGCTTGAGCCAACTGATTGCATCGAGGGGTTGGTCGTAACTTCCGGCATGGTGACCTTCTGGAACATAATGAAGAGTGTTGCCGGAAATTGTGTAGGTGTAGAGGTTTGGGTGGAGAGAGAGGTCGGTGAAGGAGCTTTCTGGGGGAACAACTAGACTGCAGTGGAGCCTCTGAAGAGAGGGGCACTGAATGAAGAGGTCTAGTATCTGAGAGGGGTTGAAGTACATCAGGGCATCGTGCATGAAAACGATTTCGTACTTCGGAAGAGAGGTGGAGGTGGAGGGGTATCGAACGGAATCTGCCGCGGTGAGACGGTAGTTTACTAGTTCGGAGAAGTTTGGATTGACGGAGGCCAATTTTTTGAACTTGGAGGGTTTCATGAACATCACAGAGGCCTGGACGGTCGCCATGAAGCTCCAGTGGTTGAAGAGAAGGAAGGTTTCGATCACTTTGTGGACCGCGTGGGGGTGAGGATTGCAGCCGAACCCGGAGGTCGGGATGCCTGCAGCGAGGAGAAAAGGAAGATGTTCTTTCCCAATGATCCATGGGAAATTTTGGAGAGAGGTTTGAAGGGGCTGAACAGCAGAATTCAGCACTGGATTCAGAGATGAATCCTTGTGGGTGGAAGAGGCTAATGCGTTCAAAGCTAGTTCGAAGGCCATTAGACATGAATTCACAGGCTCGAAAGGGTGTGAATTAAAGAAGGGAAAAAAAAGAACACTGGCTCTAGGAGGGAGTGTTCAAGGAAAACTTCGGGCCGGAGAGCGAAGTCAAAGGAAGAAAAAGAAAAGGTAAAGGTAAAGTTCAAGGCTCGAAAGGGTTGAACTGGCAAAAAATTAC